CCTATTGCAGTATTACCAGTAGCTGTATTATTGTTTAATGATTTGTGTCCAACAGTTGTATTTTCACTACCATCTGTGTTACTTGTTAAACCTTCTACACCAACTGCAACATTTCCAGTACCTATAGTGTTTGCTGCAAGAGCTGAATCACCAAGAGCAACATTATTTGAAGCAGTGGTATTAGCTACTAAAGCATTTCTACCTAAAGCTGTATTCGCACCACCTGTAGTGTTTGCTGTTAAAGCATCAAAACCAACTGCTGTGTTGTAACTTGCTGTGGTGTTTGCGTCTAGGGCATTTGCACCTAAAGCAACATTACTAGTTCCTGTAGTGTTAGAGTCCATAGCACCGACTCCAACTGCTGTGTTATTAGAAGCAGTAGTGTTTGACCCTAAAGAAGCATAACCTACTGCTACATTATTAGCACCTGTAGTGTTAGCATCAAGTGATGCTCCACCAACTGCTACGTTAGTTGTACCTGTAGTGTTTGCTGAAAGTGCAGCACTACCGATAGCAGTATTATTAGAGGCTGTAGTGTTTGCTCGTAATGCTTGTTTACCTATAGCTGTATTATATGAACCTGTAGTGTTGTTTTCTAAACTTTCTGTACCAAATGCTGAGTTATCTGCTCCAGTTGTAGTTGAACTTAAAACATTAAAACCTACACCTGAGTTAGCATATCCTGATGTTAAATTTGTTAATGCTCCTGAACCAATAGCAGTATTATAACTACCTGTAAGACTTCCACTATCTAAAGCTGTATCACCTAACGCTACATTAAATGTACCAGTTGGATAATTACCATCAAGTTTAATTGTTCCGCCATCTACTGACAAATTTCCTGAAATGGTAGAGCTTCCAAAAGTATTACTATTTCCTGAAATAGTGATACTTCCTGACATACTAGCTGTTGTACCTGTAATCGCACTTGTAAATGTAGTACCACCAAAACTATTAGAATTACTTGTGCTAACAATAGCTGCTGAAGAGGTTAAACCTGTAAGCGTACCAAGACTTGTAATATTAGGTTGTGCTGCTGTAGCAAGTGTACCTGTTATGTTTCCTGAAGATTGAATAGTACCTGTAATATTAATGTTACCAGTACCTGTAATGTCATTAGAGTTTAAATCTAAATCACCACCTAACTGTGGAGTTGTATCGTCAACAACATCACCACCACCTACACCACCAACTTGAGCATCTACATAAGCTTTAATAGATTGTTGAGATGCTAATTGTGTAGCTGAATTTGAAGCCATGTTGTCTTCATCAAGTATAGCTGTACCTGAAACACCTGTATTAAGTACAGGGCTTGTAAGTGTTTTATTTGTTAAAGTCTGTGTGCCAGTTAATGTAGCAACTGTAGAGTCTATTGCAACTGTTAAAGTGTTAGTAGCTCCACTAGTATCAATACCTGTTCCACCAGCAATAGTTAATGATTCACTATCTAAATCTATAGATAATGCACCACCTGTATCACCTGCAAAGTCTAAATCTTGTGCTGTAACTTGTGCATCTACATAAGTCTTAATAGCTTTAGCAGAAGCAAGTGTAGTATCTGTAGCTGCAACAGAAGTTAAATCTGTATCAAGTACACCTGATTTTAAATTATCAACTTCTATATTAGATACTGTATTGTTATCAACATCTATTGTTTTGTTTGTTAAAGTTTGAGAGCCTGTTAAAGTTGCAACTGTAGCATCTATATTAACTGTGACAGTGTTACCTGAACCTACAGTATCTAAACCAGTCCCTCCAGCGATTGTAAGGCTTTCAGAGTCGAGGTCAATACTTAAAGCACCTCCACTATCACCTTGGAAATCTAAGTCCTGTGCAGTCACCTGAGAGTCTACATAAGCTTTTACAGATTGTTGAGTTGGTACAAGTGTTGCAGAGTCTGAAGACATATCATCTTCATCAGCAAAAGCTGTAACAGTTATGGTGCCATCGTTAAGGCTACCAAAAGTTAAATCTGTTATAGTTGTAGCAGCAATAGTACCACCTTCAACTTTATCACCTGATATTTGATTGTCAGCAAGTGTTAAAGTTCCTGAAGATACATCTAAAGTTTTTCCAGTTCCAACTGTAATATCAGATGTAGCTATAGTAGAACCATCAATAGTTCCACCATTAATATCTGTTGTAGTTAATACAGAACTTCCAAGTGTTACAACACCTGTAGAGTCTGCTATAGAACCTGCAGCAGTTCCATCTTTAGCTTTTAAATTTGTAACTTCAAGATTTGTAGAATCTACTGTAGTAGCATTAGTTGTTGTAGAATTTACAGTTGTAATGTTACCTGTTGTTGAAGCTAGTGTAGTAATAGTTGTAGCAGCTATTGTACCACCCTCAACTTTATCACCACTAATTTGATTATCTGCTAAAGTAAGTGTACCTGCAGAAACGTCTAAAGTTTTACCAGCTCCTACAGTAATATCTGAAGTTGCTATTGTAGCACCGTCTATAGTACCACCATTAATATCTGCTGTATCAGCTACAAGACTATCTATGTTAGCTGTACCATCAATGTAAAGGTCTTGCCATTCTTTTGTAGCACTTCCTAAATCATATGTTCCATCAGTGTTAGGAATAATATCTGAATCAATTTCAGCAGCTAAGTTAATACTATCTGTATCTGCATCACCAAATGTAAGATTACCTGAAATAGTAGCATTACCTGTTACTGTAAGATTACCACCAACAGATAAGTCATTCGTTGTAGTTACGTTACCTGTAAGTGTTGATGTACCTGTAACAGCAAGTGTAGAGCTAAGAGTTGTAGCACCTGTAACACCTAATGTAGTTCCAATAGTAGCAGCTTCATCAACAGTTAATGTATCAATGGTGGCAGTTCCATCAATATAAATATCTTTAAACTCTAATGAACTTGTACCTAAATCTATATCGTTATCTGTGACAGGAATAATAGCTCCATCTGCAATATATAATTGTTGTACGGGTGCTGAAGATACTTCTACATAAAATTCTATGTAGTTATTTGTTGTATCTATTAATACTTTGTTATTTGGAGATGTCTCACCTGCATCACCAATCAGACCTATTACTGGTCCCTCTGCTGTTGTACCATCGTGCTTGTGACCTGATGTATTACTAAATGAATTAACTAACTGATTGTACTCATTATTAAATAATGAAGCAGTAATTGTATCTCCATCTACGAATATACTTTGTCTTATATAACCTGCCATTGTTTTTATCTCCTACCTGAAGGTATGTAATCTACATATAAACCGTTAATTTTGTACGATGGTTTACTATCGTTTGAAATAAATGTAAAATTGTTGGAAGTTCCACTTCCTTGTAATGGTATTCTAACCATAGGGTCTGCTGTTGCTCCGAATATATTTGTATTAAACACAGCACGTCCAAAAAATGAAGGTGGATTTAAAGTACCAAGTGAAAAATTATCTGCTGGTTGAGGTACATCTCCACTTCCATAATCAAATCTCATTTGAACTTCTGGGGTTGCTAATCCTTCTGAACCTGCTGAAACTTTTAAATAGTGTAAAGTTTTTAAAGTTCCTAAATCACCATAATCATAATCAGGTGTGGAGTATCTTGCTAATATAGCAGTTCCATCAAAATCATTACCTGAATCATGTACGTGTACATAGCCTGTATTGTTTCCGTGATAGTATGCTTCAATACCGTCTTTATTAAATCCTGAACCTATTTCAGTTACTTCTAATCCTTTTGTTTCTGACCACTCAAAACCGTTTGCTCTGAGTGTTCCTATAATTCCTCTTTGTCCTGCAGCTACTGCACTTACATTACTATAAAATAATCTGTATTGTGATTTTTCTCTTATTACAGCACTTGTAATTCTATAAGAACTAATGCTTTGAGCCAGTAATGTTAGTATAGGTTGTATAGATTTACTAATTGTACCTAACTCAACGTCACCAATTCTTGCAGTACCAGCTACTGTTCTTATTCCATCTGGTGCTAAAAATAATAAATCACCAGCAATCTCTTGTATACTATATCCACTTAAACACCCTACATTTTCTGTAATAGGGTCTATACGTATACTATTACTGTCATTTATATTTATTAATTTATGTATACTGTTTTCAGCAAATACAATTAAATCTGTTCTAAATCCTTTAACACCCTGTATTTGGTCTGATATAGTTACAGAACCTGCACCAGAACCTGTAAAATTATCAGGGTCATTATATACACTGTAATAAACAACGTTTAAATTATTTTCTACTCCTGCTGCAATTAAATGATGGTCATGTATAGTTATATACTTTACACCATTAGTACCATCTACAGTTATTTCTTGAGTAAAAAATGTTCTAGTATTTAAAGCTCCAGTGCCTTCCATTCTAAAAATCCAAGGCTTGTTAGCACCATCAGCTATAATTACTTCACCGTAATTAAATGTTGCACCTTCAAAAAGTACAAACTGACACTGCCCTTGTCCAGTTCTTGCAGTTGCTGATTTACCTGTAAAAGTTGTATAGTCATCACCACCACCTGCAGATAATTTATTTATTTGTAACCATGTTATTCCATCGTTACTAAAAAATATATCAGTTCCTGCACAAGTTATAACTCCATCAGCATAAGGAAATACTCCTTGTATAGTAGTAGCTCCTCCTGTAGGTTGTGTTGCACTACCTTCACCAAACTTTTTAAATCCACTAATTCTTCTATAACCACCTTCTATAGAGACTTCAAAGTTTTCTAACTCTGTAGCTACTCCGGGTCTTCGTAGCAAATCAATCTGATTAGAAGCAGTAACTAAACCGCCTTCACATGCTACTGTAAATGGTTGTGAACGTGACATAAATTAAAAGTAAGTTCTATCGTCTGTCATATATTTTGGAGCTGGATTCATAAGGTTTGACTTCATATGTTTCATACCTTTTTTATAATCATCCAATGCGAAAGCTGCTTGTTGTGGGCTTTCTTTAAACTGCCAAACGTAATAACGAACTCTAGCTGTTATTATATTACTGTATTGCTCTGGTAAAGTGATTGTATCATCATAAGCTGATAATGCAGTCGGTCTTACGAAAGCATAAAAGTGTACATTATAAACCTTGTCAGGTATTGGACTTAATCCAAACTTTCTATTGTCCGGAGACTTAATAACAAACTGTGGTTCTCCATGGTTTTGAGTATCTGCATCATCTGCATTCTCACTATCTCTGTAGTATCTTTTCCAATCATCAAGTGTAAGGAATCTTAATCCTTTAGAAACATATGGACTTGTTTCTCCACTTACATTAATTGTTGTTACATAAAAATCATCCCAATCTATTGATGAATAGTCTGTAGTGATACTAGAACTATCAGACTTTAAAGTATACCATCTTTGTCCAGCTACTGTAGGAACTGTTACGTTACCATAAAAAGGGTCAGTAGCTCCACTAACATTAGCAGCAAAGAAAGGTAGTTGTGGTTCTTCATTAGCTATATCAAATATAGATTTATTTACAGCATCTTTAACAAACTTTTGAAGACCTGTAGCGTTTGCAAAGTTTGCAGACGTTAATGGAATCTCGTTAAGTTCTCTTAATACTTCGTTAGTTAAATCTAAATATGTATTAGCCATAATTATTTCCCAGCTTTTTCTTTTGCCTTTTTACTTAAATCTTTAAAGTGAAAT